AGAAAGAGGTTCGCCTTCGTCAGGCGAACAAGGAAATCTTTCGAAGTTATGGTCTTGATCCTGATTGTTCAGAACTCATCCTTGAGCCTTTGGGGCTCGGATTGAGTTATCCGAGGGGGTTGCTTCATTGTGTGCGTCATGAGATTTTGAATCCGTTAGAGGATTTTATCTCCGCCGAAGCAATCCCCATCGCTGAGCCTTGTAAGGTTCGGGTAATCACCAAAGGTGATCCTGTTCCCTACTTGGCGGCCAAGTCTTTTCAGACTTCGGTGAGCAAGTGGTTATCTAAAAACCGAAACTTGAGTCTTACACGGTCCTCCTTTTCAGAGGCGGACGTGGTAAAGTTCCTTGAGGATTCTGTTGCCTATTACGGTATTCGTGATCTGCTGATTATTTCAGCCGATTACTCTGCCGCGACGGACAACCTTCTCTCGGATTTATCGGTTAAGGTAGCCAGTGAATTCGTCCCGATTTTTGGGTCGACTTACGTCGACCTTTTAATTCGGGCCCTGACTCGGCATGTTGTTTACTATGATCGGAGTCTTCTGGGTTCTGTTCCAGATGGTTTTCTTTATGAAAAACAAAATGGAAGAGACGTCACAGAAGATGACTGGATCAATCGACTCGACAGGAAGTCAGCGTTATACGGAGTAAAAAAAGTCCGTGTATATGGAGTTCAGCACAATGGGCAATTAATGGGGTCTTATGCCTCGTTCGTTACGTTGTGTCTTGCTAACCTCGCCGTGATCGGATCGGTCGTTCGCCCACTTGGAAAAGTGAGGCGATTACCCATTCTGGTTAACGGTGATGACTCGTTGTTTTGCCTACCAAGTTTGGCAGACTATGAGGTCTGGAAAGATCGGACAACCCAATGTGGGTTGGCCTTGTCTCCAGGGAAGAACTATGTTGTTCCGTGGAATCCTTCTTCCAATAAGCCATCGTTTTTGATGATTAACTCGAAAGGGTTTCAAATTAACGGTATGTCAGTTCGACATGTACCGTACATTAATGGTGGACTTCTGCGTGGATGGACTAAACTCAATGCTGAGTTTTGGTCCCTTCATTCGGCAGAGAATGGAATTGCTTCGCGTTTTAATCAGTTGACATCTGGGTTTGATCCCAAAGTTAGCTGGTTGTTAGCGAAGAAGTTCATTCGTTGGTGGTCTTGGGCGCTGTACAATCCGGGTATTATCCCGTCGTCTGTGCCCTGGTACCTACCGGAAAGTTTCGGTGGGTTAGGATTCAACCCAATAATTGTTCTTGGGCACCGTTGTTGTCCGGGTCGTGAAAATCGACCTTTGGATTTAACATGTGCCTATGGGATCTTCACGGAGTTCCGTGGTCCCCCTGTGAAAGCCGAAGGATATTCGGTTCCAGAGGAGAAAGATTATCTGGTTGGGGAGCGCAAGATGGTACGGGCTGTTCAGCCCGTTCGTCATGCGTTATCCTACAATGCGGATTCAATAATCCTCTGGAGGAGTTTGACACGTCGATACAAGTCAGAGAGTTCATCTCTCTGTCGGCGTGCTGCAAAGCTCCAGGACAAGGTCGATGCGGTGTGTGCCAAAGGTGGAGTACGTTTTGTATTCTCAAGGACACCGCTTCTCCGAACGGATTACCCACTTGGTTGGGTTGATCCAGAAGCCGTTCCTCCACTATTTTGTGGACGAATCAGCGATAAGGCCGATTTCCCAATGAGGGAGTTGGCCCAATTCGAAATGGACGAGGACCACCGTCCGAGCTTCGGCAAAGAGTCTTATGAGTGGCGCCACCGCGAATTTCTTCGTGGTGTCAAAGAGTGGGATCGAACCCTTAAAAGGTTTTACCACTTTCAGCGGCCTGAACATATGACTAATTGTGCTCTTGAAGATTTTCTTTGGAGCCATCAATTTGTTACACCCCTCGTACGCCTGGGGTGGACTGATGGAATCTCCTGTGATAATCCGGAGCTGAAGCTTTTCCCTGATGATCTTCTGTTTCAGGGTGTGAAGTTGATTGCGCGAGAAGATGTCGCGCCGTACCGAGAGATCTCGGTACGCGGTTGATCGAAGAACATTTTTACATACACATTATTGCTCAATGTAGAATAATTCATGCAAGGCGGTCGCCCATATCTACTGTTTCCTAACCCAATCTTTTTAAGAAAAGAGGTTGGTCTGGGGGGAAGTGAGGTATGGCCGATGGCAACCTGCTGGCAATCCTGGTGGTCGTGAGACCATCAGGGGCGAAATGGGGGTATTGATCCCAGTCGTCGCGGAAAAATAGAAAGAATATTCCGTAGCTTGTGTATGTGACGAGAAACCGTGGTGTTTGGAATAAAGAAAAGAG